AAATAAATCATTTACTTTTAAGCAAGATTATTATACTATGTTTTTATGATTGTAGATATCGGACCATACAGAAGTTGGATCGGACCATACCAATTAGCAGATTTAGCTTTTTGGCTTAATGAAGATCAAAAGAACCGTTTTGGTGAATTCCTTAGCAAAACTTTTATAGGGGATTTGTGCCAATACATTCATGATCGTAAAAAGCGTAAGGTCAAAATCATCGTTGAAGATTTTGATAGCTGGGATGCTTATTCTACTTTAGCTCAAGTTATTCTTCCAGTTCTTAAGTCGTATCGCCGCGATCACGACAGCGCTCCTTGGACTAATAATGAAGATGTTCCAGAGCGACTTCATGGCGCTGAAGACAGTTCAAAGGCTGATTACAAACTTGATGATAAGTTCTTCGATCGTTGGGATTGGATTCTTGACGAAATGATCTGGGCTTTTGACAACATCGTCACTGATGAAGATTGGGAATTGCCGTTTGAAGAGATGCAAGCGCGTTCTAAACGCACTGACAATGGGCTTCGCCTCTTCGGCAAGTACTTTAGAAATCTTTGGGTTTAGCGCGCTTCAAACATTGGTAATTGCATAAGTCTCCAGCTATTATCTGTAGATCTCGGGCTTGGCCCTTGAATAGAAACAGTTTTGTTGTTTCTAACAGATACATTTGTTGGCGCATTCACAGCAGTCGTTGTAGCTATTACAGCTTGACTAAGTCTCTCTTCTTTTAGATTTGAAATATCTTTAGAACCGCGGCCAATAGCAGTTCCCTTTTCTGTAAGTGGACCCCTTGGTGCAAGCGATTCTGTTTGCGATTGTTGTTGATCGAAAATCGAAAACTTTCTAGCGTTTGATACTCCAAAAAATTCAGCAGCTCTAACACCCGCGTTCGAAAAGAACGGAGATAGCTTATTGATCGGCCAGAAAGAGTCGCGTGTTTGTTCAGCCATAGACTGAAACACGTCGTTGATAGCTTCTCCGACTTTCCACATAATTTCTTGGAATGACGGTATTTTGATGTCAATAGTTGGTAGCAAATCTTTTAGATTAAATGGCTCATGCTCTGCATAAACACTCTTTGAAGAAAAAATACGATCAAAGAAACCAGTAATTGGATCGATAAATTTTTCTTTGAACATAGTTGGGAATGATTGTATCTTTTCTTTGAGATTTTTGAAAAAGCTTTCAATACTATCAACAGCATTACTAAAAATCGTTGGAATTTCTGTGATAACCCAATCAAAAGCTTGTCCTGTTAAGTCTCCAACAGCTCCTGCAAGTCTGTTAAAAATCTCTGTGAATGAAAAGCTGTCAAGAGCTTCTGCAAATTTATCCCACCCGAGCTCACGGGTGATCCATGCTACACCGTCTTTAAGAAGATCTAGTGGTTTTGTTACAAAGCCCCTTATAATTTCAAGAGCTCCTTCTTTAAGACCGCCTAGTAGACCGCCGTCTTCAAACCCCTTATTGAAACCCTTAACAAAGTCTATGATTGCAAACATTATATTGACGAATGGAATAACTTTTGCAAGGTGTAAACCAGCCGCTATTGGTTTTAGAGCTTTGATAATTGGCTGAAATAATTTTCCAATACTCGAAACTACTTTTGTAGTTGTTTTTAGAACATCGACCGCAAATGAGATCGGCGATAGAATAAGACGCCCAAGAGTAGTAACGCCTTTTAAGATGTGATCTTGAAACACTACTTTAGCTATTGCTGCAATACCGTTTATTGTTCCACCAAGAGTTTTACTAAGAAATTGAAACGATCCGACTAATCTAGTGAGAAGCATTATCGACTTCACTACAAGAATTTCTCGAATCCACTTGTCTAATCCAAAAGCATAAGCAGCAATAGCAGCGCTGATAAGAGCACCAAACCATGATGGGTCTGGTAAGTTTTGAAACCAATTATCAGACTTTTCAATTTTTCCAGACGTGTTTTTTCCTTTGACTGTTTCACGATCTTGGTCAGCTCTATCAGCTTCTATTTGAGCGCGTTTTGTATTTTCAGCGTGCTGAAGCTCGCTCATAGCATTGCTCATCTCAAGAATAGAGACTACATCGCCAATCTGCTCAGCAAGCAACATTAAACCAGCATCGAGGTTTTTGTTTACCAATGTTAGAGCGTCGTACATCTCAAACTGAGTCTCTTCTGAGTTCTCTAGTAGAGTTATGATGCGATCTGCTCGCTCTGTATCAAGATTAGGCAGCATTACTGACTCTTAAGCCTTTCTTCTTCTTCCCTGAGATAGTTGATCAACAGAGACGTATAAATTTCTCGTTCAAACGGAATCATATTTTCTAGCTCAGTCAATGAATATCCATAGTGTTGCATCATAGCAAAATTTGTATAGTAAAGGTTCATCAAAGAATCATGACTGAGCGTTAGCCGAAAAAACTCTGCAAACCCTCAATATTAGCTTCATCATCTTTTCCACACTTATCGCAATGAAACTTCACTTTATGAGATAACTTCGGCATAGTATTGAAGAACTCTAACACATTATCGAACTGTTTCTTTGAGAGTTTGCTAACAAAATCTAGAGCTTCTTCTCTAGTAAAATCGTCATAGACCTGGTTATCATCCCAAACGTTAACGATACAACTAGAGATCATATCAAGTGCTTTGTCAATTTCAGACTGACTAACACTAGTCATCGAGAAGATATTTGGATACTTCAATTTCATACCAACTCCGTCACCAAGATCAATTTCATTCTTATGGTCAGGAGTTTTTACAACTTTGATTTCGTCGAGGTTGATCTCAACTTCAGTAGAACTAGAACATTCTGTTTTATCTGTGTGTAGTACATTAACGTTGACTACTTCGCCGACACTCTTTGCTCGAAGCATAAGAAACAAATATTCAATATCGAAAGAAGCTAGCTTTGTTGGATCAAAACCAGGTGTGCTAACGCAATTTGTTAGAATTTCTGCAACTGCCTGAGATGTATCTCTAGTGTCTCCGCCTTCTAGTGTCATGTAGAGAATTTTCTCTTCTTTGACGAGGAACGGACGGAAACGAATTTCTTCGCCTGTAGACGGAATAGAAGTTTTGAAAGTTGGTGTTGCTAATGATGGTAAAGACATAATAACTCCATTAAGTTGTCTTAGAAAGGATGACGCCCGCAATCGTTCCTAGAGCGCCGCCTAGTCCACTGCGATTGATCCGACCAAAAGGACCTTCAGTAACACTAGTTGGTAGATCACCTTGACCGCGATAATCTTCTGTGAAGTATCGAAACGACATGGTAATGTTCATTTTAAGCACGTCAGCGTTTTGCCAATTCGAATTCAATGGTGCAATAAGCTGTGGATATGAATCGTATAGTTTTACTGAATAGACATGAGAATCGTCTGATTTAGCGTTAACATCGTATTGTCTAACTTCAACAGAGCCTTTGTAATCATCAAAGTATCCGATATCAAATTCGCGCTTTCTTTCAGTTCGGTTAAGAAATTCTTTTCTATGTTTCCCTACTACCATGTCTTGCCAACTTAGAAAAAATTCTCTTTCTCGAAGATCTGGACTCATGATTACAGTCATTGTGATTTCAATGAAGTTGGGTTGTCCACCAATTTTCTGAAGAGGACCATAGTCTCTAAACTCGATTGGCGTGATTGACCTCTGAGGAAATTCTACAGAATCAATACGGAATGAAAGATGATTAGTGTCAACGTTGCTTACTGTTTCTATTCCAGCTGGGGGAAAAACAAACGCCTTGAAACTGCTTTGAAGCGCAACACCGCCAGTACGGTTAATGTTCGCTTGAAATTCGTTAATCTTAAAGGCCACGAGCAGATCTTCCCCAAACTCTCTGACGGCTAGCGCCGATAAAGCGTTCAGTTGGTAGAAATAGAGCAATATCCCATTCACTAGCGTCGACTTTCAAAAACTTCGACTTCACATGTGAATGTATGTAGCGCTTAACACACGGTTTGAATTGTTTGAACTTCGTGCTCGCATTAAGGATTTGATAACTAATCATAAGCTTAGTAGCTTCATTGTATTTCTTATCTGTTGAAAGAGTATAAAGCGCGTCCATAAGCTTAGCTCGAAGAGCTGGAGAAATATAGTGTAAGTTGATTCCAATAAAACCGTCTTTAGTCATTGATACTGGAAAAATTACTGGAAAGCGGTCATAGTATGGTAAAGTTTCTTTATGTTTTGGATCATAGAAAAACATGTACATATCACCAGGGTTGACGGAGAATGTAGTCTTACCAACATTTTCGTTTACTAGACTGTTCGGTGTAGTTCGAGTTCTACGAGCTGCTCTACGAAACCATTCTCGCGCAGATCTGGTCCGACCAGGAGCTTGTCCATTCTTAATTCCTCTTTGGAGGATTTTATCGAATACGTATGAAACCATTTATCCGGTTATTGCCAATTTCTTTTCTGTGAGTATCTCAAACTGATAGCCATGGTTTTTACAATACGCTCTAGCAGCTTCAAACTTTCTATCATTTACTGCAAAAGTCATAATTTCTTGTAGATAACCCTTTGTTTTTCTCTTTCGCGGCTTTGGTGGAACCGTTTGGTTGAATGGTTTAATTTCTATGATGTAAGTTTCATTGCCATTCATTGTTCTTAACTTGGCCATAAAATCTGGAAAGTATCGATGATACTGCCCGTCTCCAGGATGTTTGTATGGTATAGCAAGCTCTTCTGAAGACCATTCTATTACATTATCGCTCAGATCTAGCCATTTCATGAACTTAAGCTCCCAAGAGCTTCTGTAAAAGATGCTGTTCTTATTGCCTCGGTACTTTGCTGGGTTCTTTGGTTTAAAGTATCCCTTATGAGTGTCGCGGCTGGCCATATAAATAGATCACACATTTCTTTTTTCTAAACCTATTTATATGGCCGCACCACAAAACACAAATGATCTCGAAGTCGCTCTGTCGAAAGGCGGCTCAGTCCCAACAAATTTCTTCCCAGGAGACTTAGAAGAAGTTGACCATTGGGTGTGTTTTTCAGTTGCTTCTCACAAATTTCGCCGTAAAACCGAGTTTGCTAAAGATGAAGTGATCAGACGAATATTTCTTCCTATTCCAGCGAATCTTTCTACTCAATACGATCAGGCTTACAACACTGAAGGCGTTGGAGCGGGTGGAGTAATTGGAGCTCAGATAGGTGAGGGATTTGACGGCACTATCTCTTCATTCATTGATCGCGCAAATTCGCTTACGGGCGACGATGTAGTTGGCGCTGCAAAGTACTATGGACTAAAAGCTCTTCAAGAGAATATTGGTTCTCTTGCTGCTTATAAGCTTCTTGGTCCCGCTGGTGGTGTTGCTGGTCTCGGTGTTACTGAAGCTCTTAAAGGAGCACTTGCAGCCGGCGGGCTTGCAATCAATCCTCATATGGGCGTTTTGTACGATGGTCCTAACCTTCGAACGCACAACTTCACATACAAATTCGTTCCTCGAAATCAAACTGAGTCAGCGCAGATCAAAGGCATAATTCAATCTTTCAGATATCATATGGCGCCTGGATATAAAGACTCTCAAGGACACTTCTTTGATTATCCAGAACAGTTTGATATTGATTTTCATTATCCAGACTACTTGTTCAACATCGGACCATCTGTTTTAAAGAACTTAGAGATTAACTATCATGGTGAGGGCGTTCCTATGTACCATGATGTTAGAACATCGGCTGCTGGTAATGTTGAAAAAGCTCCTGTGAGCATGACAATAAGCATGACATTCCAAGAAGTTTCTATTCTCACAAAGAAAAACTTTGAGCCAAGTTCTGGTTTGAATAGGAGCTTCTAGTGCCGCATTTTTTCGCGAACTTTCCAACTATTCGATATGACGTCTTGAACCAAGGCGCTCCAAAGATTATTCAAAACCCGTTTGTTCGTTTTAAGTTTCATGATATCGTACAAAGTAAAGTCGCGGTTTATTATACGCACGATGTTGAAGATGGAGAGCGAGCAGATGTAATTGCTTCTAAATATTATGATGACGAAACTCTTGACTGGGTTATTTGGTTGTCAAATTTAACTGTTGATCCACATTTTGATTGGCCGATGGACCAGCAGAGCTTCAACGAATACATCAAGAAGAAGTACGGCAGCGTAAGCGATGCTCAAGCAGATATCCACGCTTATCAATGCATCATTAGAGAACATAGTGTGCTTTCTGACGGCACTATCGTTAAACAGAAAACGCTTGACGTAGACTTGACTACTTACAGTTCATTGAGCGCGACACAGAAACAAATTAAGTATTCTTACGAATATGAATTAGAACTAAACGACGCACGACGAATCATAAAAGTTCTTAAGAAAGACTATGTGCCATCGCTCTTGCGCGAGGTTGAAACAATCTTCTCGTAATGACAGCATCTTCAACATATATTCCTGGAGATATCGATCTTCAGTCTTGTCTTCTCGTGAATTATAATGGAAAATATATTGAACTCCGTGAGATCATTCTTGAGTTCAATGTATATCATGATATTTTCTCGAATGGTATCAAATGCGATATCATCGTAGATGATGCCATTGGATTGATAGAGCGAGTTCCTATCGTCGGCGACGAAACAGTAATAATCTCATTCAGCGAACCGACTGTTGCAAAATACGTAACGTACGTCTTTTCTGTTTATAAGGTTAGCGATCGAGTATCTCAGAACGATCGATCTAACACGTATGTTATACACGCCCAATCGCAAGAACTAATCAATGACTTACGTTCAACAGTGTCTCGATCTTATTCAAATATCGCAGCAGACGAGATTGTTTCTGACGTCTACAAAACGTATCTCCAACCAAAAACTTCAAAATTCTCATATATTCGAGAAGGCAGGGGCTTATCTTTTGAATCAACTGAAGGGAGACATACACTAATCGCCCCTAAAGTTTCTCCTTTTCAGTTTATTCGAATGGTTAGTTCAGAAGCTCAATCTAAGAAATATAGATCAGCTTCATTTGTCTTTTTTGAGACTACTAAAGGCTGGAAGTTTGTTACTATTGAGAATTTGATGGACAAGCCCGCAGTAGATTCATTCTATTTTTCTCATGCTCTTTTTGATCGTCAACATACTATAGACAACGAAACAATTTTTCCTTATCAGATTATTGTTGCTATTGACTACGCTTCTCAATTCGATAATGTCATTGCGCATAAAGCTGGAATGTTAGATAATGATGTCGAAGTTATCGACCCAATCCGTAAGAAATTTTCTACAGAGAGTTTCTTATACGATCGAGATTTTGAAGAGTTAGTTCATCTTGGCAAGGGGAAGATGTATACTGAGAAGTCACTCTACAAAAAGAACGATGGTAGTTCAAGATCGACTTTACTAGTATCAAACATTGGAGAATCATATCCACTTTTGACTTACATTACTAATGGTCGCGATCTAGATCCACAGATTAAAGACCCAAGAGTGATTCATAAAACTCTTCCGTTTAGTTTGCCGGTCATGGCGTCAATCAACAATATGGTAATCGATGTTACAGTTCCAGGCAACACCGAACTAGATGTTGGCGATGTAGTTAATTTGAACATCATGCAAAATTCTAGCGACTCAGAACATTTAAGTAAGACAAACTTATTCTATGGACAGAAAGACTCACGATTTCTAGTTACTGCAATGCGCCATACTTACAATAGAGGTGATAATAGGTTCTTCACTGTGCTCCAATGCGTAAAAGACACTTACGCTATAGAGCCTAAGGAGATTGAATAATGTTTGGTGAAAATACAATCATGTGGATGGGGGTCGTAGAAGACCGTAGCGATCCTATTAAGCTTGGACGCGTAAGAGTTCGAATTTTTGGGTGGTACTCTGAAAACGTAAATGAAGTTCCTGTCACTGATTTGCCATGGGCTCAAGTTATTCAGTCTCCAACGAACGCAGCAGTTGGAGATATTGGTCAATCACCAACCGGTTTAGTCGAAGGTAGTTGGGTTGTTGGATTTTTTCTTGATGGAAAGCAAGCACAAAAACCAATCGTGCTTGGAAGTCTTTCTGGAATTCCAGACAAACTTGCTTCAGAATACGCAGCTAACGCTGGATTCAAAGATCCAAATAGAGTTTATCCATCAAGAAAGGAAGAACCAGATGTCAATCGGCTTTCTAGAGCAGATGCAGATTTTGTACACTCAAATCCAGCAACAAAGAATAGAAACAGAACTACGAGCGTTGCCACAGCGTCTGGTGGATCATGGGATGAACCAGCAAGTGGCTACGCAGCAGAATATCCCTACAATCATGTCTATGAGTCTGAGTCAGGACACATCAGTGAAGTGGACGACACCGAAGGATCCGAAAGACTTCATCAGTACCATAAGTCCGGAACTTTCGAAGAGATCGTGGCTGACGGAACTCGTGTCGTTCGCGTAGTTGGTACTGATTATGAAATTCTACTAAATGGAAAGAACGTATACGTAAATGGAGCGTGCAATATCACCGTCAACGGGGCAGCAACAGTCAAAGCGGGGGCCGTTACTTTGTCGACTGATGACGTCAATTGGTCAGTTAACGGCGATTTCACCGTTAACACGACTGGCAACATCAACCTCAATAGCTCCTAATGCCAGCAATTCACAGAAACGGAGATTCGAGAGCTTGTGGAGCGACGACTATCGTCACTGGGCAAGAACACGTTTACGCGAACGGGAAGCTGGTGTCGGTGGACGGGGACCTAGAGAGTCACGGTGACGGAGCTTTGACTGCGAATTCCCGCAGAGTCTATATTAACGGTAAAGCTGTAGTAAATGTTGGAGATGCTGGGGCTATTGATCAATTAGATCACACAAATACAGCTGCTACATCTGGTTCTCCGAACGTTAACGTCGGCGACCCGCTATAAATATATTCAAAAGAGAGAATTGATGGCCACAATTAAGGAGACAGTCTACAAAGACATCCCGCTGAGCTTTAGCGCTCATCCGGTAACCGGAAATTTGACTGTGCTAAAGAATGGTGAAGCCGTCAAAAACTCAGTGAAGAACATTATTCTGACTAATTACTACGAGAGACCGTATCGTCCTTATCTCGGCGGAAACGTAACAAATCAGATATTTGAACTTTTCACGTCAATGACTACTTTCTCAATCAGAAAATCAATCGTTGAATCAATTAAGAACAGTGAACCTCGAGCACAGCTTGATGAAGTTCGGGTATTAGAAGACAAAAAGAGTCATTCGCTTGAAGTCACTGTAATATTTCGCGTTATTAATAGTCCCGAACCGGTAACGCTTACTGTAATTCTCGAAAGGGTCCGCTAAAAATGTCGGCTAACAGCGCCATAGAGTTCACTGGGCTCGACTTCGATGCAATTCGCTCAAATATGAAGAGCTTTCTCTCTTCTCATAGCGAATTCGTAGACTACAATTTTGATGGGTCAACAATAAGTTTGCTTCTTGATCTACTCGCATATAACACTTATTTGAACGCGTATATGACCAATATGGTCGGCAACGAGATGTTCTTAGATTCTGCACAAATCAGAGAGAACGTAGTTTCTAGAGCGAAAATGCTTGGTTATACTCCAACTTCTTCTCGTAGTGCCACTGCGACCTTCTCTGTGACTGTCACGCCTAGTGATAACCCAACGTATGTTACTATTGCTCGAGATACGACTTACACTGCGACGCTTGATGGAGTAACATACAAGTTTGTTACTCCACAGCCATACGTACTAACTTCAAACGGTGGAACATTTTCCACAACTATTAGTGCAGTAGAAGGCGAACCTCTTACTCATCGCTTTTATGTCAACACGTCTAACCCAGTTAGATACGTGCTTCCAAACAAAGGCGTAGATACAACTAGCATTCGAGTCTACGTACAGACGTCAAACAACGACACTTCTAATACAACTTACACTTTGGCTAATGATATAACTACAGTGAACGGTAATTCTAATGTGTATTTCCTTCAAGAAACTACTGATGGAAAGTTTGAAGTTTACTTTGGTGACAATGTTGTTGGAAATAAACCAATCAATGGTAACGTTGTAAATATCAGTTATAGAGTTTGTAATGGAACTCTTCCAAACGGCGCGAATAATTTCGCAGCTCCATCTACTCTTGGTGGATATTCGACATTCACTTCTACTCTAGTAACTAGTGCTAGAGGCGGAGCAAATGCTGAGTCAATTTCATCAGTTAAATTTAATGCTCCACGCTCATATGAAGCTCAAAACCGTGCAGTGCTTGTTAGCGATTATGAGCGACTGATTCTCAAAGAAAACTCTGATATAGCTTCTGTGAGCGTTTGGGGAGGAGAAGATAACGATCCTCCAATCTATGGTAAAGTCTATGTTTCTGTAAAGCCAACAATCGGAACAATCGTTTCTCAGACTAAGAAAAACACGATTAAGCGCCAACTTAAAAAGTACAATGTTGTTTCTATTGATCCTGAGTTTGTAGACGCTTCTTATCTCTATGTTACACCGACTATCGAAGTTCATTGGAACAGTAATCTTACTACTAGAAACGAAGCTCAAGTTTGGCAAGATGTTGTAAGCGCTGTTAACGCATATGAGACAACTACTCTTGGAACATTCGAAACTGAACGTTTTAGATATTCTGGTCTTATTCGAGCTGTTGATAACGTTGGCAGTTACGTCACAAGCAATCTTATCTCAATTAAGATGCAGAAACGTTTTATCCCAAGCCTCACAACGGCTACTACGTATAAGTTAGTTTACAATAATCCAATC